AGCTGAAGATGCGAAAACTTGATCTTGCCCCCGCATGGCCAGCGCCATTCTTGCGCTCGCAGGTGCGGGGTACCACCGAGCCGCGGATAGAAGTTTTGGCTCTCGTCCCATAACCCGCCGGGGTTGGTGATCTGGGGTGTGGTGCGGCGGAAGAATACCGCGGTAAAGTTCGCGACCCGGCCGACGTGGCGCAGCGGCTCCATGATCAGTCCGACCGTCTTCCCGCCACCCGCGGCGCCGCCGTATATGCAAATGTCCGCAGCGGTTCGCAGAAACTCGGTCTGCGGTCCTCGTTGAGCTGAGATCGTTGCCCTGGCAGATGGCGACATTGGTCACACTCCGCGTCGAAGGGGTCAGTCTGATGTTTGCCGGGAACCCGATCGCGCCCGTTTCTGGTCACAACCCTCATGGTACGATCGGTCTGCACGTGTCCCGGCCAAATGATTTCGGTCTTGCGCATGAGATTATGTGCCGGATGCGGGGAGCCGCTGACGTTGTCGTCTCCGAGCGAAGTATTTCGCTTGTGCGTCTTGCAGCGCCTGCGTCAGCTCCGGATCGCGGCTATTATCGGGCAGGACCAGGACCACCTCTGAGTTCGACTCAGCATCGGTGCTCGGAACTGGCTCATCCGGGGCCGTCCGCTCACTCCAATGCGCCCTCGTCTTCAGCCAGAAGATGATCGCCGTGATATTGCCGGTCTTCGCGGCAGCGAACAAATAGCCGGAGATCGTCGCATTGGCCTCCGCCACACCGCGATCGAGCTCATCCCGCAAGCGCTTGCGCAGCGTTTTCGGGGCACAGCCGATGATCTTGGCGATGTCGTCCTGACGGACACCGAGACCGGCCAGGTAACGCGCCTTCTCGCGCAGCGCATCATTCACGACGAAGGCTATTTTCGACATCTGCGGCTCCTGATTGATAGTGGTCCTGCCTTGCGGCGCGCTCGTCGAACGATTGACCGGAGGCTTGATGTCTCGCGGCCCGCCCGGTGAAGAGCTGCCAGCGGCGCACGACGACATCGACATAAGCGGGGCTGATCTCCAGACCGTAGCAGACGCGGCCGGTCATTTCGGCCGCGATCAAACTCGTGCCGGAGCCGAGAAACGGGTCATAGATCGACTGCCCCGGCCGGCTGTTGTTGGCGATCGGGCGGCGCATGCACTCGACCGGTTTCTGGGTGCCGTGCCCCCAACTCTGCTCGCGCTGGTGGTTGCCGAAAGGATTATTGTTGGCGATCTCCCAGACCGTCGTCTGCGTGCGGTCGCCTTGCCAGTGGCTGGCCTTGCCCGCGCGCACCGCGTACCAGCAGGTCTCGTGCTTCCAGTGAAAATCGCCGCGGCCCAAGACAAAGTGCGGCTTGGCCCAGACGATCTGAGCGCGAAGCTGCAACCCGCAAGCGGCGAGACCGGCGGCAACGACGTCGCCGTGCAGAGCTCCGTGCCAGACATAGGCAACATCCCCGGGGAACTGCGCATAGGCTTCCCGCCAGTCGGCGCGATCATCGTTGAGCACCTTGCCCTGCGCCAGCCTGCCACTGCTGAGGTTGCGGCGCGCCCGCCAGCTCGGGTCATAGCCGACCCCGTAAGGAGGATCGGCGACCATCAGGTGAGGCTGCGATCCCGCCAGCACTGGCATGACATCAACCGCGCTGGTGCTGTCGCCGCAGCCAACTCGGTGGTTGCCCAACAGCCAGATGTCGCCCGGCCGAGACACCGGTTGATCGGTTATTTCCGGAACACTGTCCGGGTCGGTCAGACCGCTCGATCCGGCACCCTTGAGGATGTCTTCGAGTCGATCCGGCTCGAAGCCGATCAGGCCGAGGTCGAAATCGGCGAACCCGAGGTCTTGGATTTCGTTGCGGAGCAGGTCCAGGTCCCAGCTCCCGCGCTCCGCCAGCTGGTTGTCAGCCAGGCGGTAGGCACGCTTGTCCTCCTGGCTCCAGCTGCGCGCAACGATCACCGGGATCGATGTCAGCCCCAGCTTCGCCGCGGCACGGAGGCGCCCGTGACCGGCCAGCAGATTACCCTCCTCGTCGACCAGCACCGGCATCGTCCATCCCCATTTGCGGATGGCGGCGGCAAGCTTGTCGATGTCGGCCTCGCTATGAACCCGGGCATTGTTGGCATAGGGGATCAGCCGCTCGATGGGCCAGCGCTCAATCCGCTCGGCCGGCCAGGGACGTGCCGAGGCCGCCTCCGCGAGCTCGGATTGCGTTGGAGTCATTCTTCACCTCCGTAACGTGGACGCCTTACGGCATCGCGCCGAACGGGGGATTTAGCGTGGCCCGATCAGTGGAAAAGAATCACATGCTGATTCTGGCCGAAGGTTTCATTCGGAGGTTTCCCGATCCCTCAATGCGATCGCGGACCGTGCTTGCCGCGCGCTCGCTTGCGAGAAGGCTCCAATTCCGCCCATGCCTTCTTAAAGGCTTCGGGGTAGGCGTGGGGGACCTCGGCCATGCACCGCTGCTGTGCTTCGATCTTGGTGAGCGGCGCTTCAGCCGTCATGAGCTGCCGCAAATGGCGCAGAATCGCATGGAAGGTCGCCGCTGTTTTCTTGTTTCGCGCCGGGTAGGCACGAATTGAACCGGCCCGCAAAAACTGCGGCGAACTCCAAACCAGCAAGTCGTGCGATCGCGACCATAATCCTGCCCGAACCCGATTACCGGTAGCGATCCGAAACATCAGCCCGTTAAGCTCCGCCAGCGGTACCGGGATTTGCCCATCGCTACTCCTTCCAAACCTGATCGCGGTCATCGGGACCTGACCGCTGCTCACCTTCTTGAACAGATCATCCAGGGTTTGGTCCAGGAGGATAGGCTCGGCGATGCACGCCGAGACCATCTGCATAGCAGCGTTGAATTCCGCTTCCGGGAGGCTTAGACGCGGGAGGAGCTTCGTCTCTGGCTTGAGGCCGAACAAGGCCAGAGCTACCTTATCCTCCTCGCTTTTGTCCTGCATGTTGGCGACCCACTCCTCGTCGCGTGAACGAATCCACCACACGGTTTCAAAAAGGTCCCAATACGCCTTAGGGTCCACCACGCTCGTCATTCGCACCTTCTCTTACGAACGATAAGGGTACCGCTCAACGCCACTTCGCTATATGCGGTATACGAACCGTCGAAGTACTACGATTGATGGTAATAGGCAAGGCCACCGATGTGACGATGGGCATCGGTCCCGTAGGCTCGAGCCGCTCACGTCAGGCAAGCATGATCGGCGAGCGTTACAACGCCCGATTGTAGTTGACGTTGGCGCCGCATCACGGTAAATTCCCAAGCCCGTTCAGGATCGGTAAGCAACTGAAGTACAACGGTGTTTTTGATCCGGAACACGGGTATGGCTTGATCGCCCGCCTTTTTATAGACGGTAAATTCAGCGGTCATTTCCGGTCACATTCTTGAAAAGCCAGTTGTGACAGCGACTTAATCCCCCCGGCACACCGGCTTGGGAACTATGGATGCTGTTCCTCAGCGCCCAAAATAGCCATTACTGGCCAGAATCGCCCGGAAATAGTCCTATTTCAGAGACGGGTTCGCTCGAGACTGCTTCCTCCAGCGGTGAGTCCGATGCGAACCTGTTCCTGACGCTTGGCGAGTTTGGCTCTCAATGCGTGCTCGTTCGCGTTGCCGTGACAAAGCCTGCGGCAGGCACGATCGCGCGAAG